TCACTTCGTAATATTTTTCTTGTCAGTCTGCCCACCGACAACCGGAACTACCGCAATTTTTCTATCATACCTCGCAGTTTGTTCAACGCTCTTGTGTCCCGAAATAGCCTGCTTCTCATACAGATTTCCCTGAAGATCAGAAATCCCTTTTGCTTTTAGATCGTGGAAGGTGAAATCAAAAGAGAGGTGAGGGTATTTAACCTGCGCTTCAATTTTTGCCTTTCTCCAGCGACTGTTAAAACCATCCCGCGTATACCTTCCCCCTGTTGGCTGGTGGATGACATATAGGCTACTCATGCCAGGAGTTAGGGCTAATCCTTTGGCCAGCTCCAGCGCCGCATTTAGCCGGGGACTCCAGGCTTTAATCTGTGCGACAGAAGTTTTGCTTTGCCTGATAAGGATACCCTCATCCATAAACTGGCTTTTTTTCATCTCCAGCACATCGTTTTGGCGAGCACAGCATAGATAAGCCAGTTCCATCGCAACTTTCACAATGTCTGGGGCGACAGAGTATAGAGCCTGGTATTCATCATTAGTGATGTAGCGAACCCGGCTGATTTCTTTGTACTGCCGCACACCTGTTGTCGGGTTTCCTTTCACAAATCCCCGTTCAAATGCCCAGCGATACACGCGAGACATAAACGCTTTCTCTCTGTTTGCTTGGGTTCTGCTCTTAACTCCCCGTTTATCCATATACCGCCGCACATGCTCAGGTTTAATGGCGTCCGGTGGCATTTCACCAAACACACCAATGATCTTCTTAGAATATTTTCTGTAGTCTTTTTGAGTTTCCGGTGCAAGCTCGAAAAAATCCCCTGACTTAAAGAAGCGTTCGATTAAACCTGCCAGCAGGGAATCATTCGGGCGATCATTCAATAATGCTTCCCATGCTGTCCAGACCTGCGCTTGTGTACTGGTTTTGTCACAGAGGCGGATATTGCCGCCTCCCTTGGGATGATACTCGTATGCTGACCGCCCGAGGTAAACCCTCGGAGGCATCCAGGCATCATCTTTATTCTTTCTCTGTCGCGGCATTAATCCAGGGCTCCAAAATTAGGCTGCAGCGAATTGTCAACGTTATTGTGCTTAACGCGCTGAGCTAAAGGGTTATTGAAATGCGCCCAGGTAGTGCGTGGTCGTCCGTCCCTGCCTTCAACAAAAAACACCCCGGCTTCACGCAGGCATTGCGATTGCTTGGATGGGATTTTATATCCAGTAAGACGCTCGATGTCTGCGCTAGAAATAATCTCGTTATCAAGACTCATAGTTTATCTCCACTAAACCGGCTGCAACCAGTTATCTGCCACTAAACGAACAGGATGAACATCCACCCCGCAGACCGTCGTTACAACTTTTGCATATCTGGTGGTCCTGCATTACTCCTTTAAGTTGATTGTATATTTCCCCAGGCACAATTACCGGCATCGGCACACGCAAATGCTGGCTACGTAGCAAAGCGATTTCATCTGCATGCTCAAGGGCTATTTGCTTCCAGTCCTCCGCTTCAGCTTTGAACCATGCCAGGTCGTCCCTCATACGCCGCCAGCGGCGACGCTTTAGCTTATTTGCTTTCACTTCACCTCCTCTCGGCTTTGCGTTCTGCGGGGGATTTAGGCATCAGTCGCCACTCTCATTAACCGGGCTGGCATAGTACTGAGCCACACACTCACCGCGAACCCGAAAACGCTCAGCTGGACCATCACTAAGCGCGACACACACTACAGGCTCAGACTTACCGGAAACGATATAATAATCAGCGCTCCAGCTATCATCACGCTCTGCCCATACTTGCGCCGCTTCACTTGCGTCACGCGCTTCGAATTCCCGCGCGTCTTCTCTCTCTTCCCCTTCTTCGGGGCACCATACCAGATATGTATTCATGAATTAGTCTCCTGCGGGGCGGCTGGCAGCGACATCCAGTGGGTTACGAGCACATATTCGACATCACCCTCAGGGCTGTCATAGAACAATCCTGAGTGCGCTTCAAAGAATGCGATGTAGCGCCATCCCGAATGCGTCTGAACAATGACCTCTTGGGCATCATCCGGCATCCGCTCGCTTACCGGAATCCATCCATTTGAATTTATTGGGACGCCGGTAGGGGCGGCTGCGAGCATGGACTCAGTTTCCGCAATCAGGTTGTGAGGCAGCTGGCTTCCTGCATTTTGCATACTGCGACCAAATGCCAACCAGCGCCGCAGCATGGACGCCGAACCATCCGGGATTACCGGAGAGTTGCCAGCCTGCATTACGTTTTGCTCGTATTCAGCTACCTGCGGGTCTACTGGCGTGGATAGGTCGCGTACTGCATAACCAGCCTGCAGCATGGCGGCGCGGCAGGCGTTCCACCACTTTGCAGCAATGATGCCATCTCGTATAGAGTATTCCGCTCCTCTCGCTGCAGTCATTTCAGCCACTTTTTCAAGTGTTATTTCTTCAGGGAGTACAAGTGCTGACTGTTTTTTGATGTGCAAGCGCGGCTCACCATCTTTCGGCTCCGGCCATTCACGTAGTTTGTTCACCGCCAGTTTTTCGATCATCGCCTGAATAATCTGCTCGTCAGTGATACCGGCACGGCGTTGCGCATCCCACAGCAGGAATTGCATATCAGTCCACTCGCTGAGGTCGTCAGGCTCGGCAGCGGCTTCCAGCGCTTCTTTGCTGAGGTGTTTCAGTGGACCTACCGGACCGACATTACCGAACGTTGCATGTGACCACTCGGCGTGCTCGCAGCGTACTCTGTCGCGTTCTGGCGATGGCTGCGCGTGGCGATAGAGCGGCAGCACGGCCACATCACCATCGTTTGCAACAAATTCCGCACGGCGCGGGTCGCTTGTAACATGCCATTGCTCACGATACTGCCACGTCCAAGCCACCGGCTCGCTGTCCATTGCGGCCAGCGCCATGCGCGCCAACTCTGCCGATTCCTCCAGGGTTACGCAGGTGTCGTAATCGCGAATTTCTTCCAGTCGCGCTCTGGTTATGGTTAATTTGCTGGTCATTGGTTGGCTCCTTCTGCTGCCCGGTTAACTATCACGCCGTCATAAATTTCATTCAGATGTCCGCGCAAATCCATACGGCGGAGCGCGCTAAACATGTAATCGCATTCCGCCTGCTTGTTGGCATGAAAAGGCTTGCTGTCCCGGTTAACCCACTCCCAGTTACCCGGCCAGCCGTGAACCTTCTTAACCCGACCTTTGACCACGTGAAGCAATCCCCAACCAGACTGCAAATCCTCAATATTTACGATACCCGGCTCACTAATCATGAAACGCCAGTCGCCCATACCCTTCTCTGGCTCTATCCGAAAAGGCTTCTTGCGGTCGGCCAACAAATCAGAGCGAGAGCATTTAGCCTCGATCAGGCAACTAGCTCCGTTGCGAAAGCCGATCGCATCAGCTTGTTCACCGTATGGCGTCCATGCTCGGAACCGGTCATGAAAGGCCACCTTGAAACCGTTGTTTTGCAGAAAGCGGCAGGCTATCTGGCAAAGTTCATCGTGTGTCAGCGCCATCACTCCCCCTCCCACTTGATGCCAGCTGCGGTCGAGAACACTTCAAAGGCAGCACGCCAGGCATCTTCGCAATATGCAATTGTCATGGTTCCAGCTGTCGCGGGGAGTTTCCCGCTTGCCCATTTTCCGAATCCGTATGCCTGGCCATCTTCATCATCCGGCAGATTCACGGTGCGGGACTCCATCTGCTTTTTGAGGTCATCGATAGCCTGCAAAATCGACTCGTTGTCGCCAGCGCAGCCAAGTTCGGCGGCAAACTCGCGTTGCACTTTGTCAGCGCTGGTGCGGATAAACTCCAGCTCGGCGATACGTTTCTCTGCTTCTCTGAATTTATCCGCCCAGCGGTTACTGGCGGTGAAAGCCAATTTCCGCTGTGATTCAAGCTCTTCAATCCGCGCCGACATTTCCGCGCAGTCTTCAAAATTGCTGATTGCCTTACGCTCCCATTCAGCAGACTGCTCGCGAAGGTAGCCGTTAGCACGCTGCGCCTTCTCCAGCGCCTCTACCAGCTCAGCGCCAGCCGCTTTCCAGGCGAAATACAGTTGGTCTTTGATATAGGGACCTGTTTTGTCGGGATGAAATGACGACTTAAACCAAGCCTCGAATTTTTCTCTCTGCGCCAGTTCGGTGATATCAGTTGTCATGCGGCACGCTCCCATTTCACGCCTTCTTTTACCAACTGGCGGCAGTGACGAATAATTTCAGCACGGCCAATTTTGTTGCTAAGCCTCCACGGTGAATAAAACTGCTCTTTATCAAGTTCTTCCCCGGTTGCGTTTTCGGCGTCATGCGCATGCCCAATGCCATCCCAATCAGTGGTTTCGATGATTAGCTGGTCGTGGAGAATATCAAACGCCTCTTGGCTATCTGCCTCCCCCCAGTAGTCAACGGTGACGACTTCCCATGTCTGGTACCACGTGCAGTTTGAATAAATCATTCCTTCGCCGCTTGACCACGCTTCCCGTCTGTATTGGAGTGGCATGAGAGCAATCAAAATCTTCATAGCTGCGGTATTAATTTTTTTCTCAATACGTGGTTTTTCGTTGGTGTAGCGTCGCTTGCTCATTTGTCGGCCCCCTCGCGCAGCAAGCGTGAATTAACAAACGCCACAACTTCGGAAGAAAGTTCCCACGGAGAAGAGAGGTTTTCTATGTCGATTTTGTCCAGGTGGCGTAGCAGGTCATTAAGCACTGCTTTCTCTTCGTCAGCCTTAATCCCGGCTACGATGCGATCGGTGGCGGGGGTTTCGAGGTCGTCAATTTCAGGGAGAATATCTGACCACTTAGCGATATCACCATTCAGGTGATAGCCAGCAATCCCACTGGAACTATCCGCAACACCGCGAACAGCATCGATGGTTTCACGCAGCCCTACATTCTCCGCAGCCAGCTGCCGTACCTTCTCACGCAAACCATCAGCACAGTTATGGTTACCGTTTTTACCGCGCGCCCAGGAAAATCCGCAATCACAGTGAAATGCGCCATCAACCTCTTTTGCGTTCATGCAGTCCACCACTCAATAAGCACGTAGATGCCGTATGCGACAGCGCCAATAACTACCAAGCAGATAACATCAACAAGGATGGCAAACCGACGCAGCGCGTATTTACTGTAATGATCAGGATCGAAGTGCATGGTTACCCCCTGTTAGCCGCAATGGCTTTTTGTTCTTCTACGATTTGCAGCACTTCAGCGAGGGCAAACCCTTCAAGTGAAATGATGCCGTTAGGGTCAACACCGGCGAGGGTGATCAACTCAACCAGGCGGCGCGCTTTTTTGACGCTGATTTCCGGAGCAATCAGGCTGCGTGTGACTTTTTTCTTGCCGGAGGCAGCGGCTTTGGCTTTGTCTTCTTCGAGTTTCTCTGCGGCTTTTGAACCGAACTCTTCAACGCGCTGCAGAGCGACATCAACAGATACCTCGCCATTTTTAACGGTCTGCTGCACGGCATGGTCGGTGACACTCAGTGCTAGCAATTTTTCTACCGTTGCAACGGACAGGCCGACGAGTTCCGCTATTTCGCCATTCGATATATTGAATGCTGCCATTTTTTTGAGGTTGGCTGCTTTCTCAATCGGACTCAGCTTTAGTTGCCGGTTCGAGCGCATAACGTGGGCCTGAGCTTCCAGGTCGCTGCCTTTAAACTGAGCGATGGTGATCCACTCAACAGGCAGACCAGCTTCGCGACAGCGCAGGAACGCGCGATATCGGCGATGACCTTCCACAATCCAGACACCACCGGAATCTAGAGCTTTGACCTCAATAGGGGGTACCGATCCGCCAGATTTCAGATGCTGGAAAAGGTCTTCGTCGTCAGCCTTGCACTCTGCAGAGTTGTAGTCACGCGGGTTAAAGCCATCAATGATGTGAATATCGTCGATTCTGATCATCATGCGGCCATCAGGGCGTTTAATCTGGGCGGTCTTAAACATCTGCTTGAAGGAGTTAGCCATTAGTCAGCCTCCGCATCGCCGGTGGATGAGGAAGAGATATTTCTCAGATCACGCATAGCTTCAATAGCATGCATATTGCTGCGGGTTTTGGTGTGACGCTCAACAATGCGGTCACACTCTTTAGCCCAGGATATCACCTCAGATTTCAGCTTATTTTTTTCGGCATAAATCTGTTTAACAAAATCCTGAATATCAATGCCTTCAGGGCATTCACAGTTAGCTCGGGTCGCAGTAATAGTATTAATAGCGGCAGTACGTTCATCGCAGACCTGGATAAGGGCTGCTGTAGAAATGTCGAGGCGGGAAGCCACCTCTTTTAAAATTGCCGCTGATGCTGGTGGAAGGCCGTTAGCGGCCTCGTATGCTTCACGTATCAGCTGCTGTGCTGTTTTATACATAATAATTTTCTCCAACTGACGCGCTGCAACGCGTTATTTAGGGTGCAGCAACCCAACCCATGAGAATGGGTTAGATGCCTGGGTAATTTATCGCTTAGCTTCGCCGCCGAGGGCTTTGGTTAAATCAGAAATCAGAGCACTCATTTCACCAGTCATGAGAATGAAATCAGCATCGAACCGCTGGGCTACATCCTCTCGGTCGATATCATCATTTTGGGATATGAGTTCGTCTGAAAACTTAATACGCTTAATGGAAGCATCATCGCAAAGGGTAAAGCGAACGCGATCCTGATAGTCGAGGTAAAGTTTAGTAACTACCTTTCCGGCTTCCAGATGATTATGAATCTCATCACTTACGAGGTCTTGTTTCTTGAAGCGCCCGATACCTCCGGCCTCCAACACAGCTTTAATTTCTGCCTCATCACCCAGCATAAAGCCATTAGGTGCATTGCCTGAGCGAACCCATTCAGTCATTGTTAGCTCGGCAGGCTCTTCCATTGTTAAAGGAATGACGGGAAGAGAGCCAAGGGTTTTACGCAGGAGTGCCAGGGCATCCTCAGCACGACGTGCACTGGATGCATCGACTATCACCAGGTTATCAGTGGTATTTACCCAGATTCGGATGATGGTGTTACGTGAGAAAGCCCTGGGAAGAAGGCTATGTAAAACCTCATCGCGTAGAGAGTCCTTCTCTGTTTTTTTCAGGCGTCGAGCCTGCTCAGTTTCAAGCTTGGATATTTTCTTGTTGAGTTCTTCGGCAATGGTCGGGCGTGGGATAATTTTATCTTCCCGCCGGATCATAAGCAGAAGCTGACCGTTAACAAAATGAAATAGCTGATCAGAATACTGTCCAAGAGGGGAAACCCAACCGGATTTAGCCATATCCTGACTGCCGCAGGCCGTAAAACGGAATGGTTCAAGCTTTTCTGCCAGATCCGCGGTGGTGCGTTCTTCCACAATGGTAATATCGCGAGATAGCCGATAAATAAGAGCGTTTTTGAAAAATTTCATACATTTCCTCGTATTGCCACTGCAATGGCTTCAGGTTAGATATCTCCACACAACACAGGAGAGCACCATGCTGCTGCATCAGCCCGGATGGATTGGGTTATGAGCCCGTCACCCGGTGGTGCTCTCGTGTCTTGTGTAAAAAGGGCGGCACCAGAAAGGGAAATAAACTGGCACCGCCAAGACTACACACAGCACAGTTAACAAGGTTGTGGCGGTGGTGCCTCCACCTGCCGGGTTAAGCCATAACCGGCGACGTACACTGCCCGGAAACACATTCATTGAACGGGTTTGGCTCGCCGCGTGCGCATAGCCGCAATTGCCACAACGAAGAGGGCACTGCCGGTGTCCGAATTGAACGGACCTTTTCCCTGCCCATCACCAGATATAGAACTATCCTGGCGTCTGGAGTCGAACCAGACTCAGTGCCTTGCTCGTCAATGCCCTCATCGTTGTGTGCCTGTCTTTTATCCACATCAGGCTCGGTGGTGATATATTGGGAGTTCTCACACACCCAATAAGGCAAATCCATGAACAACGAACTTATGGAGTTAAGGATTTCCGCCATTGAGGCTGCAATTAAAACTATTTCAGCAGCCATATGTGCTAACGAAGGTCCGGTATCCGAAGATTTGCAAAACCAAATCAAAATTCTACGCAATCAGCTTGCTAGCCCTGGAAGGACTGTTAACCAGGAAGCAATTACTTATCAGGTAATTAAGCTTCTTGACCCGCTTCATTGCGATCCTTGGGAACCGTTTTGAAAACGATCTCATTTAGATGCGCCATCTTTGATTTTGCACGATCCCTTCGCTCTGATTCATGCGTTAGCTGCATATCAGAAAGAGCACTAAAAACAGCAGCTTGAAATGCCAGAAACTCCGCCTCACTGTTGCATTCAGCAGTGGGGCTTCCATTTACGACCAACTCAATCTTCATTTTTAACTCTCAGTCGTTGCTAATCTTGAATGATAGAAGTATCACCAATAGTAATTAAATGGTCAACACTTGCGGTGATAAAAATATTACGCGAAGTAATAAAATGATGATTTATCGAGAGAAAAATATTACTGATGGAATGTTAAAAAGGAGCCGAGCGGCTCCTTAGGAAAAAATTTCTTCAGGCCATTGGGCCTTAACTACCTTACCGATTATCCGGCAATTCTCACTACATTCAATAGCTTGATATCTAGGGTTGGGGTTTAGCGGTTCAAGCCAAGGTTTTCCATCTTCCCATATGAAGCGTTTAAAAGTTACTTCTGAGTCGTTATAAATACCGGCAACGCAGAAATCACCAGCCTCAACATCCTGTTCAGGATCGACCAAAATCAACATACCTTCAGGGAAACTGGGCTTCACTCCTGGTGGGGCGGTCATGGAATGTCCAGATACTTCCAGCCAAAATGAGGAGCCGCTAGCTTTTACAGTGGTTGATACCCAGTCTTTTGCGTCCTTTGCCATATAGCAGTTTACTGCAGAGAATGAACCAGCCTGGACTTCAGTTAATAGCGGGTATTCAAAAACTGAAGAATGGTTTATCCCATTGGCAATGGCTTCAAACATGGCGGCGATTTCAGCGGCTAGTGTTGGACTAAAGTCATCAACCTTTACACCAAGTATCTTCGCAAACTGTGCCGCGTGGGTCGTGTTGATTGCATTAGCCCCATTTAGTAGCTGCGCCACCCCACTTTGACCCATACCCATCTGCTCGGCCAGGATTTCCTGGGAAAGCCCGAGTGTTTTTTTCTTGGCTTCAAATATTGCCTTCAGCCGTACGGCATCAGCCAACTGTTCTGCGGTCAATGGTTTCTTTTTCATCATCATAATTTATCACCGCAAGGAATAATCACCAATCACCGCTAGTGTTGACATATTTATTACTAGCAGTGATACTTCTGTGGTGTTTACCATGAGGAAAGCCAATGAAGACCATTCCACTCAAGGAGTATGTGCTTGCTAATGGCCAGGCAAAAACTGCGAAAGCTTTGGGGATTTATCAAAGCGCCATCAGTAAAGCCATAAAGCAAAACCGCCGGGTCAACGTCCTGATTCTGGAGGACGGAAAAATTGAAGCTGAAGAAGTTCGTCCTTTTCCAAGTAAGAGCAGGCCAGAAGATCCGGGAGCTGTAGTTGAAGGCTAACTAATTAATTCAGCAGATGTAACTACAAACCGAATTTCAAAGGGGTAGGTATGAACCCGGAACAGTTCATAAAAGATAACGTTGTTAAATCACTCATCACTGATGGGTATTCAGCAGAACAGGCTGAACAGGGGGGGTAGAGGCGATTTTGTACTATCGGCGATCTTCCAAACCAACAACGAAGCGTCGAAACATTTTCGATGATTGCCTTGACCAGGCCAGAACGTTTCTCAAGTACGGCAAAAAGAAAGGCAAAGCAACAAAAGGGGCAATGTTTTAAATGACAAATCTGAAAGAAGTCGTAAAGGCAATGTGCAAAACCTACCCAGGTGGACGTGAAGCTATGGCTGGCGCCCTGGGGATGTCTGTCACCCAGTTCAATAACAACCTGTACGAGAAAAACGGGTGCCGGTTTTTTGAGGTCGCAGAACTTGAAGCGATGGAGGACATCTCCAACACGTCGCTGCTGGCTGATTATTTCGCCCGCCGTCGCGGTGCTTTGCTGGTGGATGTTCCGCACATGGAAGAACTGGATCGCGTGGACCTGTTCAGTCGTTCAATGCGAACAGCAGCAGCGCGCGGTCAGGTTGATCAGATTATTGAGCAGGCTCTTGAAGACGGGGTGATTGAGAAGCACGAAGCCGAAGACATTCTGAGGCATCACCGCCGCCACCTTGCAGCACGTGAAGAAGAGATCGCGGCCATCATCGCGTTGTTTGCGCGAAAAAAGAAGTGACGCCAGCAGGTTGCAGCCTCTGGCGTCGTGGCGTGTCGTTATCAGTGGAGATTACTAACGCATGAACAGTTTACCAACACAGTACCGCAGGTCGCAACTTATAGCGCGTCCGGTGCCTGGTGGAGCAGGACCGGTGCAGTTCGTGTATGGGGTAAGAGTATCAGGCGGGTTTGAGCCTGTCTGCTACCAGTTTGCTCAGTGGGTGGTAGGGGACTTTAACGGTCAGGCGGGGAGCGTATGCGAGAACTCAACCGATGGTTCAGAGATCACTACGGTGTCCCTGTCCGGGTTATCCGCTGGGAGCCACAGACACGGCGCGTTATATACCTGCGCGAAGGGTACGAGCATGAATGCTTCAGTCCCATCGAGCAGTTCAGAAGAAAATTCAGGGAAATAGAGGGGTCTTATGAGCCTGTTAATGCCATCAAGGCCGATAGTCATCAATCCTGACCTTGCGTACAGCATTGGCCTGAATGAAGCCATTGCGTTACAGCAGGTGAATTACTGGCTGAAGGAGACAACCTCCGGGCTGGAGCGTGACGGTGTTCGGTGGATCTATAACACCACGGAGCAGTGGCTAGAGCAGTTCCCGTTCTGGTCAGAGTCCACGCTGAAGCGCACCTTCACCCGTCTGAAGAGCCTGGGCGTGCTTAAAATCGAGCAACTGAACAAGTCCCAGCGCGACATGACCAACTACTACACGATCAACTATGAGAGTGAGCTTTTAGATGAAGTCAAAGTGACTCAATCGAAGGGGTCAAAATGCGCTGCTCCATCAGGTCAAAATGACACGATGGAAGAGGTCAATGTGAAACGCTCCACCAGGTCAAAACGAACCGCTGTCATCAGGTCAAATTGGCACGATGATCCTACAGAGAATACAACAGAGAGTACTACAGAGATTACAGGTAAAGACTTTTGTCCGGTTGCGCCGCAACCAGACGAGCCTGATCTGGCGCTCATCGTTCTGGATCATTTCAACAAGATGACCAACTCGAACTACGGGAAGGGTGGAAAGACCAAAACGACGCTGGGTTACATCCGTGGGCGACTTTCGGAGGATTACAGCCCTGCGGACCTGATGCTGGTTGTTGATTACCTGACTGAAAAATGGGCAAAAGATCCGAAGATGAGCGATTACCTGCGACCGAAGACGCTGTTTGCCCCTGAGAACTGCGTTGAGTATTTCGACAAGGCGAAAAAGTGGGGTGCTGCTGGCCGCCCTGCCTGGGCTAACGGGAAATGGGTTAACAACGATCAGGCGTTTAAATCGAGTTATGCGGACGTGGATTACACAGCTCCTGCGGGGTTCCGGTCATGAAAAATATCCCTGCAATCAAACCGCTGGTGGTCGTGGCCTATGAGCTGATGCGCTGGCGTCTGGTATGTAAACACCGCACATGGTGGGAAGATGATGTTTTTTATCGTCGTCGTATTTCTGTATGCAGTCGAGATTTTTTTAACTTTGAGAGCCGTTACAGAATGCTGCGGTTGTTTATATCTGCAGACAATCAGAGGTACGGATTATGACTTCCAGAAAATGGCAGCGACCGTTCCTGAAATGGGCAGGTGGAAAATATTCCCAACTGGCTGACCTGTTCCGGCTTATCCCGGAGGGCAAGCGCCTGATAGAGCCATTTGTGGGTGGTGGTTCAGTCTTTCTGAACAGCGATAAGCATGCTGACTTCCTGCTCTCTGACGTTAACCCAGATCTGATCAACCTGTATCAGATGCTGGCAGTCGTCCCTGACGCGGTTGAAAACCATGCACGCTGGATGTTCGAAAAGATGGGACATCCGGACGGATATGAACTAATCCGCAAAGAGTTCAATGCTCAGACCCTTGATACTACTGAACGGGCTTCAGCGTTCCTGTACCTGAACCGCCATTGCTTCAATGGCCTGATGCGTTACAACCTCGCGCATCAGTTCAACGTTGGCTGGGGGAAATATAAAGCACCGTACTTCCCGTTCGATGAGCTGAAGGCGTTCGCTGATATGGCTCATAACTGCGTATTCATGACCTCGGGATTCCGCCGGACTATTGATCTGGCCGGAGCGGGGGATGTGGTGTATTGCGACCCGCCTTATGAGCCGATGCAGGGAACTGCAGGATTTACCGCGTATGCCGCTGGTGGTTTTACCTGGGATGACCAGGTGCTACTGGCTAAACGCTGTGTAACGGCGCACAAACGAGGCGCGCGCGTAGTCATTTCCAACTCATCAGCCCCGAAGGTCATCGACCTGTACCGGGAGCATGGTTTTAACCTGGAATTTATCAAAGCGCGTCGCTCGATCTCCTGCAATGGTACTACGCGGGAAGTCGCAAAAGACGTTGTAGCGATCCTTTAAGGGGGCTTCATGAAACTGACATTGCCATTTCCACCAAGCGTAAACAGTTACTGGCGCGCTCCAAGTTCAGGTCCGTTAAAGGGACGGCATCTGGTTAGCGAGACGGGCCGCAAGTTCCAGAAAGAAGCCAGGGCCGCGATAATCGAACAGTTACGCGCCATCCCAAGGCCATCAAGTGACCTGGCAGAAGTTCACATTGTTCTGTATCCGCCGGATCAGCGCCGCCGTGATATCGACAACTACAACAAAGCGCTTTTCGACGCGCTGACTCAAACCGGTGTATGGGAGGACGACAGTCAGGTGAAACGGATGCTGGTCGAATGGGGAGAGGTAACGAAGAAAGGGAAGGTGGAAATCACTATCAAGCGATTTAATGCCCCGGCAGTTGCAGCTGCCTGACAAGTGGAGAGCGTATGAACTCGTTGATGAACACTAATAATAACATCGTCAGAATGTCCAGCCGTGACATCGCTGATCTGGTTGAGTCCAGGCATGATGATGTTAAGCGGTCCATTGAGCGCCTGGCAGAGCGGGGAGCAATACAACTTCCGCCAATGGCGGATGTTAAAAATCACCTTAATCAGTCGGTCACTGTGTACATGGTCGGTAAGCGCGACAGTTACGTTGTTGTCGCTCAGTTGTCCCCGGAATTTACCGCCCGTCTCGTTGACCGCTGGCAGGAACTTGAAGCGGCCAGTAATTCAGTGATACCTCAGTCATTCTCTGACGCGCTTCGACTGGCTGCTGACCTTGAAGAAGAAAAACAGCGCCTGGCACTGGAGCTGGCATCTGCGGCCCCAAAGGTGGAATTTGTCGACCGTTACTGCACGGCGAACGGCTCCCTCTCTTTTCGGCAGGTGGCAAAGCTACTGAAAGCCAAAGAGCCAGAGCTGCGCTTGTTCCTTATCGAGAGGGAAATAATGTACCGGCTGGGCGGTACGTTAACGCCTATGGCCCAACACATTGACGCTGGTCGATTTGAAGTGAAAACAGGGACGTCACAGGCATCAAACCATGCGTTTAGCCAGGCACGATTTACAGCCAAAGGTGTGCGCTGGATCGGTGGCCTGTGGACTGAATACAAGGCCGGAGGTCATGCAGCGTGAGAGCCTTGCTAACACCAGAAATAGCCCACCGTATGGGTGTGGTTCTTTTTCGGCCCGGTAGTGAGCTGATGCCGCTATTCAGACGCGGACGGGTTCTGATTGAACCAGAGCCAGAGAGCTACTCAGAGCATCCTACGGGAGCCATACCACCGGCAGGCCAGCCCCTGGCTGATGACCCGATGCTGTTAACTGTTTTTGAGAACCAGGAAGTTATCATTCGCGCTGGTGGCATCGGTGGCCTGGAGGCGGAGCTTGAGCGCAGTTTTCAATGCCAGTATCCACATGGCACCTGGCATAGCGAGAATTTCACGCTATTCCGCCATGAGCCTGGCAGCATCCGGCTATGCTGGGCCTGCGATAATCTGGTACGGGACCAGTACACCGAAACGCTGGCAGGTATTGCACGGAGAAACCTGGTATCCTGGATGATATCTGTTATCCGCTCACAGTTGGGTTTCAACGAAGACCATACGCTGACAATTCCCGAGCTGTGCTGGTGGATGGTTATCAACGATTTGGCTCATGTAATACCGGAGGGCCTGGCTCATAAAGCACTGCGTTTGCCACCGGTTAAGCATCAATCGGTGATGAAGGAGAGCGATATTACCCCTGGGCCAGCCGCTGCTGAAGTCGTCCAGAAAAAGATTCTGGCGCTGCGAGTGGACCCGGAAACACCTGAATCATTCATGCTGCGGCCAAAGCGCCGCCGCTGGGTAAACGAAAACTGGACGCGCTGGGTTAAGTCCCAGCCGTGTTCCTGCTGTAACAAGCAGGCAGACGACCCGCACCACCTGATAGGCCACGGACAAGGTGGGATGGGAACAAAAGCGCACGACCTGTTTGTGTTGCCGCTTTGCAGAGCGCATCACGACGAGTTACACGCTGACACCGTGGCATTTGAACAGAAATATGGCTCACAGCTGGAGCTTATATTTCGCTTCTTAGATCGTTCGCTGGCAACCGGCGTACTGGCGTAAGTGGAGACGCAAGATGATTAATCCTTCTGAAGTTGGCAAATCTGGCGAAATGGTTCGCCTCAGAACGTTAGAAAGCATCTGGATACAGGGTAGGCTGCAAATGTGGGGCCGCTGGTCATATATCGGTGGCGGCAGTGGCGGGAATATGTTTAACCAGTTACTGGCATCCGGGAAGATAACTAAAACCGCTATCAAAGAAGCCCTGCGCCGGATGAAAAAAAACGGGATTACAAAACCTGAGTTGGAGGCTTACTTCCGGGAGATCCTCAGCGGAAAAAATAAAAGCGGTATGGCGTTTTGCACTGATGACGAAGGTTTAAAAATTGACAGCGTGCTGGGTTCTGTCCTCGTATCCCCAGGACATAAAGCGCTGTATGACGTTCTGGTAGAGCGCTACCGCTTGCGGAAGAGTAAAAGGCGTATTGCTGAAGAGCTGCAGGAAAAGCATCCTGAATGGTGCTATATGACCTGTCGCCGCCGAGTTGATACCTGGCTAAGTTTGGCAGAATCAATGCTGTACGCTCCAATGTGTGATGTGTTCGGCACAAATAGCGACAGATTTTACTTGCAAAGTGAGCCAGAAAGTGCTTGAATTGTGATAGGCTCGGGACGTTAAAGCGAACTGAGCAGCAACACACAAAAATTAAAACCCTGCCTCGGCGGGGTTTTTGCTTTCTATAGGCTCGCATTCGCGGGCCTTTTCTATTTCAGGCTCACGGGAATCATCATCGACGTGCGTTGTCGTTAATCCATCTGGCGGCCATTCCATAACTCATAAGGCTCACGGGGAATGAACTGGAAGCGATCTTGCTAACCCAGCCTGTTGAGCCGCCCCCTTTAAACACACAGCGCCATCCGTCATCAACGGAGGTGGAGCATGCACAGAATGGACAAACTCACTACAGGCATTGCCTACGGCTCGTCCGCAGGTAGCGCGGGGTTCTGGATGCTACAACTGCTCGACAAAGTATCCCCATCCCAGTGGGCTGCCATTGGCGTTCTTGGGAGTCTGGTATTCGGTTTCCTTACCTACCTGACAAATTTGTATTTCAAAATCAAAGAAGACCGGCGTAAAGCTGCAAGGGGTGAATAATGTCTCCAGCACTTCGAAAAAGTGTCATTGCAGCTGTTGGCGGTGGCGCTATTGCTATCGCTTCTGCGCTCATCACAGGCCCGATGGGTAATGATGGTCTTGAGGGTGTACGGTATAAGCCGTACCAGGATGTAGTCGGCGTCTGGACGGTCTGCTATGGCCACACGGGCAACGATGTCATGCTAAACAAGACCTACACCGAGGTAGAGTGTCGAGCGTTTCTCAATAAAGACCTGAACACCGTCGCCCGCCAGATTAACCCGTATATCAAACAGCCAATCCCCGAAACGATGCGTGGGGCGCTGTACTCGTTCGCGTATAACGTTGGCGCCGGGAATTTCCAGACTTCCACGCTGCTGCGCAAAATCAATCAGGGCGACCAGAAGGGCGCGTGTGACCAATTGCGACGCTGGACCTATGCCGGTGGCAAAGAGTGGAAGGGCCTGATAACGCGCCGCGAGATTGAGCGCGAGGTGTGTTTGTGGGGTGAAAAACCGCAGAAAGCTGATGATGGTTTCGGGCCATTAAATCCCGGCGTTCCGCCATCTGCTCCGGGAGTATTCTGATGAGCCGCTTAACCGCCATTATCGCCTCGGTGATTGTCTGCATCATTGTCTGTCTCGGGTGGCTGGCAATGCACTATCACAATGCCGCTGCACAGCAAGAAACCCGAGCCGAAACAGCCGAACAGCAGGTAACCAGCGCACAGGTCATCACCTCAAACGTCCTGACCACTATGTCAATTTTCAATTCCATCGCAGAGGCCAATCAGCATGCAAAAGAGCAGATCGCACTGGGCGCATCGGGAGCCTCGGCAGACATCAAAGTGGCTATTGCGAATGATGATTGTGCTAATCGCCCTGTGCCTGCTGGCGCAGTTAAGCGGCTGCAACAATACGCGAACGGTTTACGTCAAAGTGCCGGTAGTGCCGTTACCGGCCAGCCTGACGGCTGACACCCCGCAACCGGCAATCCCTGACAATCTGACGTGGGGTCAAAGTCTGGATCTGAACGTCAGCCTGCTGTCGGCGCTGGGGCAGTGCAACCGGGATAAGGCTGATATCCGCCAGGCTGACTCTAAACGACAGTAGCGGCATTACAGGGGTCATTCACAGAGTGGCTTCGATAATGCATAAATACCATAGCTTTGATATACTCCACCTACGTCTTTGGGGGTGGGGTGGAAAGTGTCTACTATAAATCACATAAAAAACCCTTTAACTATCATTGGGATTTTTGCTGGGATAGTTGAGGTTTCAGCAAATCTGGTTTTGCCATTTTTGAATGATAAAAACCAAGAAACCTATATCTGGTTTTTGATGTTGTTTCCAGCAGGATTGGTGCTGATTTTTTTTGCCGTTCTTCACTGGAACCACGGGGCGCTCTATGCACCCAGTGACTTTCAAAATGAAGCCAATTTCATAAATGTACTTTCTACTAAAAACTTGAGATTTTCAGGAAACCATATAAGTGGGAGTCCAGAGGTAACAGTTACTGGGACTGGTGATTAAATGACTGATACGAAACAAGTGATTGGCGGTGTAATCTCCGGAAAAGACGTTCGTTTAGGCGATAAGTCTTATAAAGATGTTACGTTCAAGAATTGTCGTATGATTTTTGATGGGAATATAAATGGTCAAGTTGTTTTCGACAGTTGTGCATTCATAGGTTGCAAATGGCACTTTGAAGGCGCAGCAGGAAATACTTTGATGTTTATCAATATGTTAGCTGGGATGATGGGGCATGATGGGCAATCTTTCATAAAAAGCATGTTTAATAAAGTATTTTAACTGTTTTGCCTGAATACATCCTTTAACAACGTTAAAGCCACCTCCGGGTGGCTTTTTTAATGGCATTACAGAGCCACTTCACGAGGTGGCTCGATAATGCTTTATTCGAATAAATCATCAAGGTAACCTGAATCCTCCATAACAAAAGGAGGTTGTAATGTTAGAGAACTATTTCAGTCAAGTAGCAAAAGACCAAGCAGAAGCAATCAAGCTGAACCAGAGGCTTCTTGCTGTTCAGGCAGCGCTAGAAATTGCTAAAGCTTCTGTTTCTTCGTCAACAGCAATCAGTGGAATAAAGTCTGATTTCGATTTAGATAACGTGACTAAGAAAATTGGAGCATTGGCTGACGCCATTCAGGGGGCTCTTGAGCTTGATGAATAAGCTGATGATTAAATTATCCTGAATTTTACTTAATGTTTAATAAAAGCCACAGGCACCTGCCAGTGGCTTTTTAATGGTCTTGGCTTCAGGAATGGAATTATGGCAACTCTTAATGACCTTTCCCTGCAGCTTAAGCAGTTGCAGAGGCAGATACCCTTCGCCACAGCTCAGGCTATGACATCTGTCGTGAGGGAAATTGCCGTAGCGCAAAAAGTCGCATTGGGTCGAAAGCTTGAATCGCCGACGCCGTTCACGGTTAATGCTGTGGGCTCATCGGGTGCCAGGAAGAACAACCTCCGTGCGAAAGTTTATGTGCGTGATATTGCCGCTGAATACCTGGAGCCCTTCGAGTTTGGCGGTGAGCATAAGCTGAACAGTCAGGCACTTCTCAACCCGAAGAACATCAAGCTAAACAAGTATGGCAACATGCCGCGCAATAAGCTTTCACAGTTAAAGGGGAAGCCGAATGTATTCATTGGCGATGTGAATGGTGTCGATGCAGTCTGGCAGCGCCGGAAACCGAAGCCTCCCAAGAAGAAGAGAGTCAAACGCTCTGCTAACGGAACACGCAGGCCAAAGCCAAAACAGCGGCCACCTAAGCTGCTGGTGAGGTTTGGTGATGCTCTTCCTGTAACGCCAGTGCTTGGGTATATGGACCGCTCGAAGGCCATGGCGGAGGCGTTGATGCCTGCTGCGTTGAGTCGTGCCATAGCTGATGCGATAAGGACGGCAAAATAAGATTCTTTTATTGGCTTGTGCAACCTGCTTAACTATGGCGATAAACCATTCAGCCAATAAGGGAATTTATGAACGCGAAACTAGCGCTCTGCCTGCTCGCATTACCGCTGTATTCATATGCAATGACCTGCCCTCAAGGGGGTGGGTTTTCCGCTCCACAGGGAGGTGTAAAAGGAGAAGAACCATACTTCTTCACGCCTGAAGGCATTTGTCTCAACGGTCACGATATTAGCCAGCAATTGAAGCGTTATCCTGATGATAAAATTACCGGCGCATTTTCTCTGGCAAAAGGGGATGGTTCGCTGTTTTTTGTCAGTGTCTACAGTGAAGATAATTACCATGGGAGAGTCATCCTTTTATCGGATACCGATAAAGGGGCTGGCTATGTAGTTATCTTTCAGAACCAACCTGGCATTAGAACAAAGAATCCAGAAGAGTCAGTAGAAAACCTTACAATTAATTATTTTGATAATCAGACATCAACGCTTTACTTCAGTGCTGATGCCTGGGCTCAAGCAAGGGCCTTGCATGCCATTATTTGGGAAAACCCCTCAAACCCTCTCAGACTGACGGAGCGGTTTATTCATGACGGAACGTTTCAGGGGGTCTTCAATGGTATGCCAATGGTATCTACGATTGCGCATGATGAAAAGGGCGCATACTTTCCTTCTTACGTTGTTAGAAACGACGGTTCAATATACTGCACCATCAATACGCGCGAGAACTTTTGGCAACTGACGCCATCATGCCTTTCATCAGGGGATGACTATCGGGAAAGGTGAGGTCAATCAAAGATGAGAATCATTATCAAAATGGGTCCTTCCTGAGACTTTTGTAAGGCACGGGCATTGCGCGCCGCAGTGTTTTCCTAGCTATAAATTTTTATTTTGTGTCCCATGTCCCACCTCAAGGGAGCGCCAGCCACACCAGAGCCAGCGCGGATTATTCCATTTATTCCAGTGGGACATTCGTGTGGGACATTGCAAAAATGTCCCAGGTAAATGTCCCACCCCAAAAATGTCCCAGGTGATGCCCCGTGACCACGATGAACCAGAGTCAGTACGCGCAACATTCAGGCGTCGATCGCAAGACCATTGGCCGATGGATCAAGGCTGGTCGGTTTATCGTCATGGATGGCGACTTGATTGATGTTGAAGCGAGCGATGCCGCGCTGAAGAAAAACCGCGATGGAAAAGATCCGCGGGCATCAAACGCGAAGAAGAAAAAAACCGTAGCACCCCGGAATGATGGCGACGATGAAATTGATGAAACCGTTCGCCAGATAATGCTTACAGAAGGTGCTGACCTTTCCAGGGAAGAGGCCGCACGGATCCGTGAAAATTACATGGCCCTGCAGGCAAAGCTTCAGTATGAAAAAGACAGCGGCCAGACAATTGAATTGGCCATCGCCGAGGAGGTCCTTTTTAACGCCTTTCGCCAGCAGCGTGATGCCTGGCTGAACTGGCCTTCACGCGTGGCACCGCTGATAGCCGCCGATCTGAATGTGCCGGCGGACAGGATGACAGAGGTGCTGATTGAACATGTCCACAAACATATCTCAGTCCTCGGAGAACCAGAGTTTAACCCAGCGGAAGATTGAGCGTCTTCAACTGAGTGTCCGAAAAGGGTGGACACCGCCGCCGCGGATCAGCGTCCCGCAATGGGCCGATGACTACCGGAAACTGGCGAAAGAAGCTGGCAGCACCTCCGGGAACTGGGAAACATCAACGGTAGAGATCGCCCGCGGTCCTATGCTGGCCGCGACTGAATCGGGCGTCCACGTTATTACCGTGATGTGCTGTACCCAGTTAATGAAAACCGCACTGCTGGAAAACCTGTTCGGTTATTTCGCGCACCTCGATCCATGCCCGATTTTGCTCCTGCAGCCGAAAGAAGAGGCCGCAGAGCAGTTTTCAAAAGAACGTATCAGTCCTCTGGTGCGCGTGACACCGGTACTGCGGAAAATCATCGGCGACTCAAAACAGAAGAGTTCAAAAGAAACCATTCTCTACAAGGCGTTTACCGGCGGATTTCTGGCGCTGGCCGGTGCCGGTAGCCCTGATAACCTTGCGCGCCGTCCTATCCGTGTTTTGCTGGCGGATGAGGTGGATAAATACCCAATTACCCGCGAGGGGGATCCCATCGCCCTGGCGGAAGAACGAACTGCGACATTTGGCCTTAACTGGTTATCCGTGCGGGCCTGTTCGCCGACGGTCGAGGATGAAAGCCGCATTGCTGACAGTTACGAGGATTCAGATCAGCGGCGTGCCTCAGTGGTTTGCCCACATTGCGGGCACCGGCAGTTTTTGGATTTCTTCAAGCATGTCCAGTGGCCGAAAGAAGGTGATAAGCACCTGACGAAATCAGCCATGATCCATTGTGAATGTTGTGGTGCTGGATGGTCAGAAGGTGAGCGCCTGCGGGCGCTACAGACTATCCGCTGGCACCAGACAAAGCCTTATGAATGCTGTGGTTCGCGTCATTCGCCGTTAATGGAATACGACCAGAAATGGCATGAAACCGACGAAGGAAGCGTAGATACCATCTGGCGCTGGTCCGAGTCGGAACGGAATGCTGTGTACCGGGCGGTTTGCCCTGACTGCGGAGCCGAAGCGCTGGATAACCATCATGCTGGCTATCAGGCTTCAAAACTATTTAGCCCCTGGCAGAAAGATAAGCCGTCGGATATTGCGAAAAAATATCTCGATGCAAAAGGGGATCCGGATAAAGAGCAAGCCTGGTGGAACACCCAAATGGGGTTACCGCACAGACCCAACCATGGCAAGCAGCTACCGGTTGATATCTTACTGGCGCGTCGTGAAGTCTTCCCGGCTCCTGTTTCCGATGGTGTGGCGTTGTTAACTGCAGGCGTTGATACGCAGGATGATCGCTTTGAAATCACCATCACCGGGTGGGGAAGGGATGAAGAGTCATGGTCAGTGGCGCATGACGTCATCTATGGCGATCTGGAAACGGACGAGCCATGGAAACGTCTTGATGCGTACCTGAAGCAAATCTGGCGCCGGGGTGATGGTCGGGGCCTGAACATCATGGCGACATGCATGGACTCCGGTGGGCATCATACCCAGAAAGTCTACGAGTTTGCCAAAGAGCGCCTGGGCCGTCGTGTCTGGGCTATCAAAGGTGAGTCCGCCCAGAGCGGAAAGCGTAACCCGGTCTGGCCAACCAAGCGCCCCACGTCGAAAAGCAAAGCCAGTTTCCGTCCGATCATCATTGGCGTTAACTCTGCTAAGGATGTGGTACGTGGGCGTCTGCACCTGGAGCCCCCGGCACTGGGAATAGCTGCCGCTGGTTATATGCACTTTCCTGACGATCGTGATCTGGGATATTTCAATCAGTTGCTGGCCGAACGTCTGATTTACAAAGTGACCGCAGGCCAGCGCTTCAGTGTCTGGGAACAAATACCGGGACGGGCTAACGAAGCGCTCGACTGCCTGGTTTACAGCTACGCTGCGCTGTGTGGGCTCAAACATATGGGGTTAAAGCTCAACGTCCGGGCCGCCAATCTTGAAGCTAACCCTGATAAATTCCTGCCGGCACCTGCCGTACCAGAAGAAAAAATAAGCTACGAGTTACCCGGTGCGGTGATTGAAGAGCCAGCGCCCGTTAAGCGTAAGCAAATCTCAAAACTCCTGCCGCAATAAGGAAAGCCATGTTCAACCGGAATACCAGTCTGCTGGCTGGCTCGATGACTGATGAGCAACTCAGGGATGCCCTGCAGAAAGCTCAGCAGGCATACATTGATTTAACAACCGGGAGTCGCGGTGTTTCATTTTCCTATTCGCAGGGAGACGGGACACGGTCAGTTTCCTACCAACAAAGCTCTCTTGCTGACCTGCTGGCATTGATTCAGCTACTGCAGGCGCAACTGGGGATCGTCGCGAGACCACGGAAGCCAGTGAGGTTTCGATTCTGATGAATAAAGTACAAATACTTGGCCCGGATGGCACTCCGTATCGCGCTCCCCGGCCCAGCATGCTGACAGGCGGCAGCCGGGTGCCCTATGACGCCGCTGATTCGTTTAGTGACCAACTGGCGAACTGGCAGCCAGCATTATGGTCGCCAGATAACGAAATCAATATCTATCGCGATCGCATAGTTTCGCGTGCCCGTGATCTGGTCCGTAACGACGGTTGGGCGAATGGTGCCGTCACCCGCCTTCTGGATAACGCCGTCGGTGCCAATTTCAGACCCATTATGAAACCCGATTATCGTGTGCTGCGCATGGTCACCGGTAATAAAGCTTTCGATTCCACATGGGCGGAAGAGTATGGCAAGGCGCTGGAAGCGCACTGGCGTACCTGGGCGTATGACACCGGGCGGTACTGCGATGTTGAACGCAAACTGACCGTACCTCAGATGTTACGCCTGGCTTTTCGCCACAAACTTATTGACGGGGATGCGTTGATGGTCCTCCAGTACCGGCCTGACAGATTAGGCAGGGGAAAGGGGCGATACGCCACAACGGTTCAGGTTGTCGATCCTGACAGACTCAGCAACCCGCAGCAGAATTTCGACATGCCTAATATTCGCGGTGGCGTGGAGATTGATGATGACGGCGCGCCAGTTGCTTACCACATCAGGGAGGCTCATATCGGTGACTGGTGGAGCGGCGCTAAAACCATGACATGGCGACGCATACCTCGCGAGACTTCATGGGGGCGTCCACATGTCGTACATGATTTTGACCATGAGCGGGGAGCCCAGCATCGTGGCAATGGCATTCTGACACCGGTCATTCAGCGTCTGAAGATGCTGGTGAAATATGACCAGAGCGAGCTGGAAGCCGCTATTTTGAATGCCATTTTTGCCGCCTATATCGAGTCACCGTACGATTCTGAAATGGTTCAGGCCGCGATGGGGGAGAGTTTTGATGACACCAGCCTGGGGGCTTATCAGGACGGCCGCGTTGAGTTTCACAATGACCGTCGACTGACCCTGCAAAATGGCGCCAGGATGCCGATTCTTTATCCGGGTGAAAAAATCACAACGGTTAACGCCGCCCGTCCGTACAGCAACTTTGAGGTATTTGAATCCGCTGTGCTGCGTAATTTTTCGTCCGGTACCGGGCTTTCTCCGCAACAGGTTACGCAGGACTGGTCAGATGTTAACTACAGCTCCGCGCGATCGTCGTTGCTGGAAGCCTGGAAAACACTGACCAGACGCCGTGATGATTTTTCCATGGGGACTGCCCAGCCCGTATTGACGTCTTTTGTTGAGGAAGTCCACGACAACGAGGATTTGCCTCTGCCATCCGGCGCCCCGGATTTTGTCGACGCCCGCGCTGCATATTCTCGCGCACGCTGGATGGGTCCAGGACGTGGTTGGGTGGATCCAGTTGCAGAGAAAAAAGGCGCCATTCTGGGTCTGGATGCGGGGCTTTCCACGCTTGAAATTGAAGTGGGCGAAAACGTCGGCGAGGACTGGGAAGAAGTGCTTGATCAGCGGCAACTGGAGATTGAGTCCTGCCTGAAGCGTGGCCTTCCATTACCCAGTTGGGCGCAGGCGGATCAGTTCGCCAGCGAGACAATTAAAGACCCGGAGGAAAAGTGAATCTACCCCATCTGGCTCAGCGGCTGTTTAATACGCCGCTGGCCCTTCACCCAAATAAAGCCGAGGTCATCATGGCCGCGGTCATGGACCGGTTTGGCATCAGCAGAATCGAATCCTCTCTGGCGATGGAGGATGATGACTGGTATGGCTACGACGGCAACCGCAGTCGGGAGTCAAAGTGTGATCCTGGATACGACAATGTAGGCGGGATTGCGGTTATCCCTGTCTGCGGCACGCTGGTTCAAAAGCTGGGATGCCTGAGGCCGTACAGCGGCATGACCGGTTATGACGGCATCCGCCAGTCCTTTCTGACCGCGCTGACTGACCCTGAGGTTAACGGAATTTGTCTTGATATTGATTCTCCCGGTGGTGAAGTTGCCGGGTGTTTTGATCTCGTTGATGAAATCTACAACGCACGGGGAACGAAACCCATCCATGCCATTCTTACCGAAAATGCGTATTCAGCGGCGTATGCGATCGCCAGCGCAGCTGACCGTATTTCCGTTCCCCGAACTGGCGGTGTGGGTTCAGTCGGTGTCATCACCATGCATCTGGACTGGACACAGCGAATTAAAGATGACGGACTGAAAGTGACGATCATTACGTTCGGCAGCCGTAAAGCAGAAGGGTCGCCATTGCGCGAACTCTCTGAAGAAGCCTTCAATGCTATCCAGCAGGACATTAACGCGATGGGGGAATTGTTTGTGAATACCGTCGCCAGGAATCGCGGGATTAGCGCGAAGGTCATTAAAAGTACTCAGGCTGCCTGTTTTATGGCTGCTGATGGTGTGGAAATTGGACTGGCTGATGAGGTGTGTACGCCTGATGCTGCGTTCAGATATTTACTCGAAAAAACAGGAGCCTGAAATGGCAAAGAAACCGTTTAGTTTTGCTCATCTTCTCGGACGTGGCGCGTCGGCATCCGAAGAGGAAGAGGATAAAAAGTCCAAAAAAGCGAAAGCCCGTCGCGCTGAAGAAGAGCAAGAGGAAGAGGCTGAAGAAGAGGAGCAGGAAGAAGAGGCCGAGGAGGAAGAAGAGGACCCTGACGCGGAAGAGGAAGAAGACGAGCCTGATGCTGAGGATGACGGTGATGATGACCGCAAAGAAAGCAAAGCGGTGAAAAGCGCACGCATTGCTGAGCGTAAACGTTGCGCCACTATCTTTCGTAGCAAGCATGCGGCGGCAAACCCATCACTGGCCGCGTCGCTCGCATTCAATACCGGGATGAGCTCTGCCGCCGCTATTGATGTTCTGGCATCCACAGCGCCAGCCTCACAACCAAAGGCAACGCGAGGGCGCTCTCTCGATCAGCGCATGCAGGAAAGCGAGAATGTCCGGCTTGGGCAGGATGGTGACAACAAAGCCGGCGGTAAATCTGCACTGGTGAACAAAATGACCAGTCTCTACAACTCCACGAAAGGAGAGAAATAATGGATCAGTTTGGTCAGAATCAGTTCGCACCGGGTATGAAAAGTTCGTTGTTTTTACCCGACCAGCTTATTGCGGGCACGCTGCAACTGGTTACCGATTCCGGCATTATTACCGGTGGCACCTATAAGCGCGGAACGGTACTGGGGATGGTCACCGCCACAGGGAAGTACACATTGAGCGTGAAGACGGCGACCGATGGTAGCGAAACACCGGTGGCGATTCTGGTTGATAATGTTGATGCGTCAACTGCAGATCAGAATGGTGGGCTGTATCTGATGGGTGAGTTCAACCAGAACCACATCATCTTTGATAACACCTGGGCCATTCCGGCGCTGAAAACAGCCCTTCGCCCGCTGGCTATTTTCCTGAAAGACAGTACTCAGGCCCCTGTAGCCACTTCCTGATTTAACCCTCTTACCTCTGACCTGATGCTTTAACCGGCAGGGGCTGACTCATTCCAATTTTTGCCAGCGCACGGCTGGCATTATCAAGAGACTGAATATGGAAAATATTTTTGATACCAGTGTGCTGGTACAGGTCGTTCCTAACCTGAAAACCAGTCAGAACTGGCTACTCGATCGCTTCTTCCCGAATGTCGTGACTTACGAGACTGAAGAGGTGGCGATTGACGTTGATGTTGGTCTGCGTCGTATGGCGCCGTTTGTCTCTCCGCTGGTGGAGGGCAAACTGGTAGAGTCACGTAAATACCAGACCAACACCTTTAAACCCGCTTATATCAAAGATAAGCGAGCGCCGGATCTGCGTAAGCCCATCCGCCGTCAGATTGGCGAACGTATTGGCGGTGAATACTCCGCTGCCGAACGTGAAATGCTGAACCTGCAGTTTGAAATGGCCGATCAGATTGACATGATTAACCGTCGTCTGGAATGGATGGCGGCCAGCGCGCTGGTCTCCGGAACAGTAACGGTTACCGGGGATGGTTATGAAACTAAGGTAGTGAATTTCGGGCGCTCTCCTGACCTGACTATCACCCTGAGCGGTTCGGATAAATGGCCGCTGACCGTTGCCTCCGGTGCGACCAATACCCAACCTTCAGATGATATCGAAGTCTGGCAGACCACTTTTTTGAAAGAATCTGGCGCTGTCGCCACTGACCTGATCTTCACAAACAAGTCGTGGCGTGCATTCCGCCTGGATACCACTATCAAGGATAATGCCATCACATTCCCGGCACTCAGTCCGTTTGGTAACCAGATTAATGCGGGTCCGCAGGTGATGAAGGGGGCTATCTATAAAGGCCGCTGGGGTAACTTTGATCTCTGGTTGTATAACGACTGGTTTATTGACCCGCTCGATAATATTGAGAAACCGATGATCCCTGATGGCGCAGTCATCATGAGCGGCGCGGACCTGATGGGCACTCGCGCATTTGGCGTTATTCTCGACCCGGCATTCAACTACGGTCCGTTGGCCTATGCGCCTAAATCCTGGGTAAAAGAAGACCCGGCTCAGCGTCTTATCCTGATGCAATCTTCCCCGCTGGTTATTCCGAGCCGGGTAAACGCGTCCCTTTGTGCAACGGTGGTGTGATATGGCGAAAGAAGCTAAATCGGTGCTGGTGGATGATCTGAATGCGGGGGGCGCTGGAGTAGAAGACCTTAACGCTGAGGATCTGAACGCGGGAGAAGGCTCTCAGGACAACCAGCAGCATAGCGATACAAGCGCTGATGGTTCATCTGGTGATGATGGTGATGGGGATGATTCAGCCGACGCTGTTGCGGAGCCTGAATTTGTGGTTCTGAAGGGAAACAGCATTCGTCATAACGGTGAAGTTTACCGTGAAAACATGCGTATCCCGGTAACAGGAACTGATGCCGATCGCCTGCTGACCGCCGGCGTGATTGCGGATGTTCAGGTTCTGCGTCAGCGCGTGCTCTCTGCCGCGCCAGCGGTAAGCGTCACTACGGAGTAAACGCGATGGGAGTGGACTGGGATTTACACCTTTTGAGTCCGCTGCACGGCGTCTTCGGCGATGAACATGAGTACCGACCTAAAAACGGTACTCCTTTCACGATTAATGGCATTTTTGACCGTGGGTATGCCCAGGCTGCTGAAAACCTCGACGGGGATTCAGTCATTAACACGTCCAGTCCGATGCTCGGTGTCCGTGATGCCGAGTTCCGCAAGCTGGGGAAACCTCAGCCTGAGGTATCGGACCGGGTGTTGATTAAAACCGTCGGCGGCCACGTCATTAATCAGCTATTCGTTGTGTCGAATGTCGAGCCTGACAGCCATGGCGGATCCCGCCTTGTTCTTAACGTGGTGAAAGCACGATGAATGCATCAGCTATTCGAAAAATGGTGGTGACGGCGTTGGTTGGTCACACCGATGCCGGCGACCGCGTTTATTCTCCGCGGGACTGGCCAACCTCAGCAGCGCTCTATCCGGCGCTGCTGGTCCAGACCCCGTTCGACCATAAAAAGGCGCAGGGACGGAATACGCCAGCGTTCACTACGGTGACCACTGTCCGCATTACTGGCCGCGTCCAGGAGTATGATGGGGAAGTAGATGATGATGGCGCTATGCGTGCCGAGACCGCCCTTGAAGATTTGCGCGAGCAGGTAGAAAGGGCGGTAATCAACAGCTACGAACTCACCCGAAAAATCCAGAAGTATGCGGAAGTGCGCTCAACGATAAATGTTGACGCTGACGGCGAGGCGCATCTGGGTCAGCTGCTGTTCGAAATCGATATCGAACATTATCAGGGCCCGGAGGACTTTTATCCCATTGACCCGCCGTTGCTGGAGGGGATCGATATCACCGTCGAAATGCCTGACGGTACGCCGCGACCGGGAACCAGTATTAACCTGCAGGAGTAATCCATGTTTGTAAAACCAAAAGACGGGCTCAGCGTTCGCTGTCCCGTCCGGGGCGAAGCTTTGCCCAAAGAAGGAGCTGAGGTGCCAGATAATACATTCTGGCGGCGCCGGCTGAAGGATGGCGACGTGAACCTGGTGCAGAAAGGTGTGAAGAACACCGCTCAAAAAGAGGACGACAGTAAATGACCGTTCCATTTTCACGCGTTCCCAATAATCTCCGGACGCCGTTATTTTACGTGGAGTTTGATAACTCCATGGCTAATACGGCCACGGCAACTCAACGAACTCTGCTGATTGGCCAGATGCTGCCTACCGGTACGGTGGCCGCCAACATCCCCGTTAAAGTCTCTTCACCTAATGGTGTGGGAGAGTTGACCGGTAAGGGGTCACAGTTGCATGGGATGATGGCGGCCTATCAGAAGAATGATACTGCCGCTGAGGTCTGGATCCTGCCGCTGGCGGATGATTCCGGGTCAATGACGGCTGCAAAAGGGAGTATTAAAGTCGCTTCTCAGGCATCTGAGACAGGTGTCATTTCTCTCTATCTTGCTGGTATCCGTGTGCAAATGACTGTGCTGGCAACGGATGCTCCGGCGCAAATTGCAACAGCGATGGTGACGGCCATTGCTCGGAAAACTGACCTGCCGGTTACTGCAGCTATTAAATCTGATGCAACCGACACGGTCGAGCTGACGGCCAAAAATGCGGGGCTTCTGGGGAATGGCATTGATATTCGCCTTAACTACCTGGGTACCCAGGGAAGCGAGGTCACGCCAGCAGGGTTAACGCTGACAGTAACAGCGATGACGGGCGGCGCCGGTGCACCGGATTTTGTGGATGCCCTCGGTAACCTTCAGGACAAGACGTTCGATTTTATTATCAACGCCTACGACGATACGGTATCTCTTGATGCCATGAAGGCGTTTCTGAATGATGCGTCCGGGCGCTGGGCGTGGGATAAGCAACTGTATGGCCATTCTTTCGGCACGGCTTCGGGAACCTACGCCGAACTGGGTACAAAAGGCGAGGCCCGAAATAACCAGCATGAAACGCTGCTGGGCGTCTATCGCTCTCCGACACCACGTTATATCTGGTCTGCCGCGCTGACCGGCGCTATTGCCCCGAGCCTGCGTAACGATCCGGGCCGCCCGCTGCAGAGCCTGCCGGTTTATGGCGTGCTGGCGCCGGATTTAGCGGACCGCTTTGAACTCACTGAGCGTAACAACCTGCTGTACAGCGGCATTTCAACGTACACCGTCGCCGACGACGGGACGGTCAATGTTGAAAACATCATTACCACCTACCAGAAAAACAGCTACGGCGACGAAGACGACAGTTATCTGCAGGTGGAAACTTTATTCAGCCTGATGTTCGTTACGCGCTATCTCCGCACTGCGGTAACCAGCAAATTTGGGCGAATGAAACTGGCGGCGGACGGTACGCGCTTTGCTCCGGGGCAGCCGATTGTGACGCCCAATATCATTAAGGCCGACCAGATCGCTGAATACCAGACGCTGGTATTTAACGGTTATGCGCAGGATGCCGAAGCGTTTGCCAAAAACATCATTGTTGAGCAGAACAAAACAAACCCGAACCGCGTAGATGTGTTGTGGCCGGGAGCGCTCATCAATCAACTGCGCATCTTTGCGCTGCTTAATCAGTTCCGCCGGCAGGCTGAATCAACAGGAGCTTAAAAAATGGCAGGAGATACCTCTAACCGTCTGGCCGGTACCGCCTACGTCACCGTGGACGGTATATCCGTCATGGTGGAAGGTTCCTTTAAATATCAGCCATCCACCGTTAACCGCTCGACGTTGACGGGGATGGATGGTGTGCACGGATACAAAGAAAAACCGGTTGCCGGGTACATTTCGGCTCGCCTGCGTGACAGCGGCGGTACCAACGTAAAAGGGTTTAACGGCCAAACGAACGTCAACGTAATCGCCGAACTGGCGAACGGGAAAGTGATTATTGGCCGCGCGCTCTGGACGGTCAACGTTCAGGAAGTGGAAAGCGAAGACGCGGTGTTTGATGTTCGCTGGGAAGGTCGCGAAGTAACGGAGAACTAAGATGGCAGAATTAGAGCGCACCAAAATTATTGTCCTGACCACCCCTCTTGAGGATGTGGCACAAAAAACACGTTATGAGCAACTGGAACTTAAAGCTCCAACTTTGTCTCAGGTTGAGAGTTTTTACGAAAAACAGGAATCATCCACCGCTATCGCAGCGATGCGTTTGCTGATTGCTCTGGTCGCTGACACCCGAGACAGCGTACTGGCTCCGATGGATTATGTTGATTTCTGCAAATGTAAGGAGTACCTGCTCGGTTTTTTGAACTGGAAGCCCTGACCGTGTGGCAGGAGGTGGCGGCGGACGTCACCTTCTATTTCGGGTGGAGTGACGAACGGGCGTGGGGTATGACCAAGAAACGGCTGATCTGGTGGGTCGCGCAGGCGAACCGAATTAATAAACTGAAGTCCGGAGGTCAGGACGATGAGTAACTCATTCGATTTCGAGCTGATTGCGGACGACAGAGTTAGTGCCACCATTGATGAAATCAACGAGGCCATTAAAAACCTACTCCCTCACCTGGATGAGGCACAGGAAAAGCTTAACCTCGGCGGTGATGAGACGGTTGATAGCTTGGATGGTGTTAGTGGGCGACTGGATAAAATGTCCCGTAGTGCGCGGGATAACGTCCAGTTCATCGGAGATATCATCCCTCCACTGAAGATAGTCGGTGAGCTAGCCGGGAAGATGGCTGGGTTTGGCGCTGCGGGTGTTATTGGATTCGGGGTAAAAAAAGTTGCCGATGGTTTCCGGGATGCGGCAAAAGAGGCGTATAACCTAGAAACGCATGCGCAAAATACCGCTATGAGTGCAAAGGCGTTTTCGACGATTTCCGGTGCATTACGCATTCTTGGTACAGATAGTGAGACCGCAGCCGCATCAATTGAGAGCGTCTTTAAATCCCTGAATGAAGCCGCCAGCGGGTCTAATGCGGGCGTCACTGGCGCGATGGCCCAAATTGGCGCTCAGATAGTCAAAAATAAAGATGGCTCCCTTGATCTGCTGAGTACGCTTAACTCTATTTCCAAAGCCCTTCAAAACTGGAGCCCATCGCAACAAAAATCCTTCGCTAATGCTGTCGGGTTAACCCCTGAGATGTTGACGCTGTTACGTGAAGGCTCGAAGTATGCCGGACTTCTGGCAAAAGCAGAAAAGTTTGGCCTAACTGTTGACCCGGAACTAAATAAACAACTTTCAGATGTCAACGTGACAATGAATGAACTGGGTGCTGCCTGGGATGGCTTGATCAATAAGGCAGAAAAAAAGGTTCTTAAATTTGTCATGTCTGATGACTCCGTTAAGAACGGGCTTGAAGGTGTCACGGACTTACTTACCAACGGTGATTTAACGGGCTTATCTCACGCTGCCGGCTTTATTAATACGGATGAGGCTGAAAAGTTACGGCGCATTCAGGGCAATAAAGATCTTTATAATAAGTTGAGCCGTCGTGAACGTGGGGCAGTTGATGCTGGCTTTATGACTGATGCTGTTCGTAAACGTTACGATGCTGAATATGGCGCAACGGATGCGGCAGAGCGTTTACGTAGCGACATGTCGGTGATTATGCCGCAAAAAGTACCGGGTAATAACCCCGTTCCTTACCAGCAGAACACCTCAGGCGGCCAGTATGATGACGCTTTAAATGCTTCAGGTAAAAAGCACGGCGTCGATCCGCGGCTTCTGAAGGCCATTATGATGCAGGAGTCTGGCGGAGACCCCAACATTATAAGCGACGCTGGTGCGCTTGGATTGATGCAGCTCATGCCTTTTAACCTGAAGGCGTATGGAGTTACAAACTGGAGAGACCCAAACCAAAACATTGATGGTGGCGCGCAAATCCTTGCTGAAAACCTTCGAAATGCAGGGGGCGATATATCCTTGGCGCTTCGCTACTATCACGGCGGTTATGATCAGAGTCGATGGGGGCGTGTAAATGCTGCATATCCCGATGCAGTTTTGGCACGCTATCAAAGAATCATCGACAACGATAATCAGAGTAGCGTCAACCAGCGCCCAGCTTCAGGCATCATCCAGCCCACTTCCGAGACAGGAGCGGTATCGGTGAACGATATTACTAAATCGTTCAAAAGCGTCATGGAGGATAACCGGATGAAACTGGAGATCACTATGGTCAATGAGAAAGGGGACCGGAGAGTATTTGATACTCAGGATGGTGGGAGAATAACGCTGCCCATGAGCTATTAGTGATAGATGACAAAGCTTACATGGAAAGGCAAACTATCAACACCCTGGTTATTAATTAAAAAGGTTGGTTGATGTGAGTGTCTATCAAGGTATCCTTGTCTTGTCGCTGTTTTTTATTATCTTGCTGATTATGTCTTTTGGAAAAGAAAAGAGCAAAAAACGAACCGTGGCAAGATTTTTAACTGGCTGTATCTTTGTGATATTTGTCGGAGTTTTTGCTCTGTTCAAAAATGAATCCGCTGAGTTGAATAAGTGCAAACAAAGCTATGATGGTTTTTATGTTAGCGATTCTTTATGTTACAACACAATCAATGTGACCCATGATTATCTAGAAGCTCATGGAATTAATATTTCTGCGGTTATGTATTTATCAGAGAAAACAGCAGAGATAAAAACGACAGATGGTCGCGCAATAATTGTTGCCAAATCTCCTGATGGATTCACATATTTTCCATAGATTTAGCTTCAGTAAAGATAACCATTACCACAAACCGCCACAGTGTTGGCGGTTTTTTTATGCCAGGGGTTTACATGCCGATTATACAGGATGCAATTTCGTCGCTGATGGGCAGTGACGTCAGCGATGACTGGTTGAGTAAGCTTCAACCCTCCAGTTTTCGTGGTGTTCCTTTTGCTGTTATTGCCGAGGAGGGTAGCCATGGACGTCGACAGGCGGTCCACGAATATCCTTACCGCAACACGGCATGGATAGAAGATATGGGGCGTGGTGTCAGGCGTATCGTCATCCGTGGTTTTATCATTCAGGACAGCCAGATGTACGGAGGCGGTGATGTCATTACCCAGAGAAAGGCACTCATCGCCGCCTGTGAAGAAAAGGGTACAGGAACGCTAATCCATCCCACCCTGGGCGAAATGACAGTGGCCATACCGGAAAACGGGCTTCGCCTTTCGGGGTCTGCAGATGCCGGGCGTGTATTTGAATTCACGCTGATGGCGATCGAGTCCGGGTTAAAGGTTTTTGCTGTGACTGGCAGCAGTGCGGCAGGTAAAACCGTTCGCACGAATTATTTGAAACTGGTCAGCACAACAGTCTTCAGCACTATCGCGCGTATTAAGGGTGAAATTCGCGGTGTGACACAGGCAATAAAAACCATAAAGAGCACCATCGGCTTCTGGACGAATATGGTTGAAAGCACCACCAATGAGGTAACGAATATCAGTAGCGTGCTGAAATCCACGTTCGGCAATCAGCGCTATGGTCGTTACAGCAAGGGAACGGTAGGTGGCTCGTCATCCGGGGCGACCGGCAGTGTGGATACGGCTGATACTGACGATTTTCAGTCGTTATCGGATCAGGTTGCTGCGCAATCCATTATGGACAGGCAGAGGATTACTGACACCGCTACCGGACTGAACAACTCCACCACCGTTGATGATTTTGTCCAGCGAACCGCTGACGTTATCAATGCCATTCTCAACTGTGCGGGCGGCATTAACGAGCGGATTGCAGCACTGGAAAAGCTGGCCAATGCAACCAGTACAGAGTATCAGAAGTCGAATGCCAGCGCGGAGATTGCTGAAACGGTCAATACCCTCATTATCGTTTTGTGCAGCGGAGCTATGGCAGCCGCGGCATCAGAATCCAATCCGACGAGCCGCGACGAAGCCGAACAGATCACCCGGCGTGTAGCCAACCAGCTCGATGCTGCCTTGCTGGTGGCGGGGGACCGGGGAGATGATGATCTTTACAGCGGGCTGCTGCAGGTCAGAACGTCATTTCTCGACACCATGAACACCCTTTCTGCGGGCCTGAGTGAGCTGATGCAGTTTAATTCGGCACAGCCTCTGCCTGCACTGACGCTGGCAAACCGGTTATATCAGAACGCCGGAAGGGCTGATGAGCTTATTCAGGAGTCGAATGTTCCTCACCCGGCATTTATGCCGACCTCAATGAAGGTATTACGACAATGAGCGACGATCAGGATGTGGTTCGGTTAACGGTCGGCAATAAAACTATTGAGGGCTGGGATGCGGTTCGCGTAACGCGAAGTATTGAACGGTTTCCGTCCGATTTCAGCCTGGGCCTGATGGATTACTACCCTGGTACCAGTGAGAAGCAGTTAGTACAGGAGGGGCAGTCCTGCGACGTGCGAATCGGTAACGATCTGGTGCTGACGGGCTATATCGACAGCTGGGAGCCCGCAATTACGCGTGCCAGGCATGAGGTGCAGGCAAACGGTCGCAGCAAATGTCAGGACCTGGTGGACTGTTCTGCTGAGTGGCCAAACAACGTTATCAACCAGAGTGACGCGCTGAGCATCATTTCTCGTCTGGCCTCATGGTACGGCATCAAAGTTTCTTGTGATGTTGACGATCTGGTTGATGTTCCCCAGTTCACGATTAACTGGGGAGAATCGCCGCAGGAAATCATTGAGCGGGTAACCCGCTGGTCTGCGCTGCTGTATTACGACCTGCCCGATGGAAATCTTCTTCTTACTCGAGTCGGAACCCGGCGTGCGGCCAGCGGTGTGGCTGAAGGGGAGAATATCGAGCAGGCATATTACCGCGCCGATATGTCGGAAAGATTTTCTGACTATGTTGGTGTCTCGATGAGTGTTTCTCCAATTGCCGGTTTTTCACCCGATACCGCCTATGACTCGGTAACCCTGGCTACTGCACGGGACCCGGAAGCAGCGAAGATGCGCTATCGAAAGCGCATCGTCATCGTCGAAAGCACTCTGATGGCCTCGAAGCAGGCACAGCGTGCCATTGACTGGGAGATGAACCGGCGCTATGGCCGTTCAAAACAGCTAAGCGTCACTATAGACAACTGGCGGGATAAATCCGGGAAACTCTGGGAGCCAAATACTCTGATCCCGGTAAATATCCCCACGTTAAAACAGGCTAATACAGAGTTGCTGATTGCGGATGTGACATTTATGCGCGACAGCGACGGAACACATGCCAGGCTGACGCTCATGCCACCAGAAGCGTTTGCCGTACAGCCTTACGCTTTCTATCAACAGCTCGCAGGATTCAACCGATGAGCCAGTTTCGAAATTTTACAAACCGTATCGCCAGCATGTTGGGGGTAGGGCGAATTACTGCGATGAAGGATGCTGGCAGCACCCAGTCCGTGCAGTATCAAACCCCGCTTGAAGTCGCCACCGCCCACAGGCTGGCAGAGTTTGGATTTTCCTCCGGGTTACCTGTCGGAACGGACGTTGTGCTGGCATTCCTGGGCGGTGACCGCTCAAATCCGGTGGTCATAGCAACCAACCATCAGGGATACCGTTATTCAGATCTGAGCCCCGGTGAAACGGTGATGTACAACCAGTGGGGGATGAATGTTCTTCTGACAGAAAATGGAGTTTTCATTGATGCAAAAGGGAAAAATGTAGAAGTTAACAACGCCACCACTGTCACCATTAATGCCACTGAATCCATCCTGGCCAATACGCCATTACTAAAATGCACCGGCGATATCGTGGACAACTGTGAATCGAACAGCAAAACGCTGAAACAGTTGCGTGATGCCTATAACCTTCACGATCACGACGTGAAAGAGGTGCAGTCGGGAGAAAGCACTATCACCAGTGAAAAAACAGCGGAGCAGGTGACTGATGAGTGATATTTCATCCTTCTGGAACATCGATGAGATGCACGCCGACTGGCAGGAAAACTTCGGCGTGCTGACATCCGGCAATGATATGCATACCGCTGTTTTGATCAGCCTTTTCACAGACGGACTTGCTCGCGCAGATGACCCTTATGAAGGCACTGACCGCCGCGGATGGTGGGGCGATCTGGATAACGATAAACCCATCGGTTCACGGCTCTGGTTATTGCGTCGAGAGAAGCTGACCCGTGACGTTGCCATGCGTGCAGAACAGTACGCTGAAGAAGCGCTGGCGTGGATGAAAAATGACGGCATCGCCAGGGATATTCAGGCCACCTCGGAAATCGTTTTTCCTGCCAGGCTGAATCTTATCATCCGATATCTTCCGCCGGACGGTGACTGGCAAGAGTTCAAATTCTTCTGGTTATGGAGGCAACTGAATAATGCCATTTAAACGAAAAACGCTCAGTGAACTGAGAACTGAAAATCAGCAGTTCATGCAGGCGGAACTTGAGAGGGTTGGCGCATTACTTCGGTATGGAAACCTGAAAGTGCTGGCTGATATGGACGCCGGGATGGCTCACCTGCACTACGCCTATCTGGATTACATTGCCCTGCAGACAAACCCATTTACCGCTACCGATGAGTGGCTGGCCGGCTGGATGGCACTGAAGCAAACTTACCGTAAAGCGGCGACAGCTGCCAAATCTCCTGCAGTAAAAGCTACGGGGACTGCAGGAGTTGAACTTCCCGCGGGAACTGTCCTGAATCGGGCAGATGGTTATCAGTATGTTACCGATTCAAAACTGTCCATATCTGCCGGGAAAAGCGGGACCACTTCCGTTACGGCTGTTTTGTCTGATATTTCAGATGATGTGACTGGCGGCGGTAATAAGGGAAACGCTGATGCCGGCACACTGCTGACGCTGGATGCAAACATACCAGGTATCGACAATACGCTGATGTTGATCGAACCGGCAACCGGCGGTGCTGATATTGAAACTCAGGAGGATTTTCGTCAACGCGGACTCCTGGCGTATCAAAACCCGCCTCAAGGTGGAAGCGACGCTGATTATAAAAAATGGGCTCTTGAAATGCCTGGTATCACGCGAGCGTGGGTCAAGCGCCGGGGGATGGGAGTCGGTAGCGTAGTTGTATACATCATGTGTGACGATAATGGAACGGGTGGATTTCCGGTAGGCAACGATGGGGTTTCATCGCTTGAAGAGTGGGGCGCAATCAAAGCAACAGGGGATCAGGGCAGGGTTGCTGATCATATTTATCCACTTCAGTCCGACGTAGCGATAGTTTACGTATGCTCTCCAGTTAAAAAGCTCGTGAACTTTACGATCGCAGGTATCCCGAATATCGATTCAAGCACCGTGGCTGAAATCGAAGCATCTATCACGCAATTGTTTTATGAAAACGGTAACCCCGACGGTTCGGGAAAAATACTGTTATCTGATATTAACGGGGCACTGAGCCATGTTGAGAGGGCGAAAGGATATATCCTGACATCGCCCTCACAAAATATAATACTGGATACGGGGGAGTTGCCATTGCTGGGTGAGGTTAAATTCACATGAGCCTTTACTCTGTTGATGAATATACCCATGCATTAATTAAATTGCTGCCTACAGGGCTGGCATGGTCGCGTGATACAAAAAGTATTCAGTATGCAACAATCAAAGCGCTTGGAAATTCATTTTCTCGTTCTGATAATGATTCGCGGGCTCTTCTTAACGGCGGATTCCCGGCAACAGCACTAATGATGCTTTTCGAGTGGGAAAGCACGCTTGGTCTTCCCGATGATTGTGCCATTGGTGAAACTGGAAGTATCAGCGATCGACAGCGAGCAGTTGTTTCAAAGCTTATCAGTACAGGTGGATTGAACCGGGCTTATTACATCAATGTGGCAGCAGCACTTGGCTATGATATCACAATAAATCAGTTCCGGCCTGCAATGTGTGGGATGTCTGTTTGTGGTGACATTATAAATGGTGAAGAGTGGCCTTTTACCTGGCAGATCAATGTCCCCGGTTCATCTGTCAGGTATTCATATGCAGGAACTGCATTTTGTGGTGACTCGCTTGCATCATGGGGCGATAAACAGTTTGAATGCGCCATAACCAAAATAGCACCATCCCACATTAATATTATTTTTTCTTATGGTCTGGATGCTCAGTTAAACACGCCTAAATACAGGGAGATATTTGATATCGCAATGAATAAGGAGTGGCCTGGTTTATTTTAATTATTTTAATTATCAATTACTCTCTCATGAATAAGGTATGCTCATGCTAAGAATTAGTGATGTTGAACCTTTCACATCTCTCGATGGTTTGTTTACTAATGGTAAGGTTGCCAGTGGGGTGCCACCTACAAGGTTAGTTGCGGAATGGTTTAATGCTATACAGACGGAATTAATTAATGTTGTTGAAGGTGCTGGAATTGTAATAAATCCTGAGGACAACGAACAGGTTTTAAAAGCAATAAATAAATTAATTCAATCAGCAATGCCAACTATCCCAGTTACCAGCGTAAATAATAAAACTGGAGCCGTGACTCTTGGTGCCTCGGATGTTGATGCGGTATCTGCCTCTGACGGCGGTACCTTCAAGGGAAATGTGAAGTTTGATGGATTAGATTACCTTTATAAAGAGAAGTTTAATAACAGTCCTGCTGATGGCAGTAACTCAACGCTCGGCCTGCGTCTTCTGGGGAATGGAGGCCAGCGAAGTGATGATTTGTTTTATGAAAAAATCGGTGTCTTTGCCGCCAGGAGATTTTTTATTGCCTCAGGCAACAACTCATGCAATATCGATATGAGGCAAGATGGCTCTATTGTTTCCCAACACGGTACGGGAAATTATGTTATCTATCCTGATGGGAATATATCCGGGAATGCATGGGGTGGTTATCTCAGAGATTTTATTAATAACAAATTTAACGGTGCTTACAGCGCAAGCAACCCTCCACCCATAGCATCACAGGCCGTAACAGGAGTTCGCCTGTCGGGGCGTACTGTCCAGCCAGATTCTGGAGGCAGGATTGACCTTCCCGCAGGATGTGTTTTCACTGGTATGTCAGGTGCGAATTATAACGCGGGAACCTGGGCGGCCTACTCAGCCGTTCAGATAAATATCAATGGTGTATGGGCAACGGTAGCGACGGTATAA